ACCACATCAATGTGATGCTTGGTCGAACAGATGACTCCAAGGTTCTAGCCGATGAAGTTGGTCGTTACGTTGATGCATTACGCAACGATGACATGACTAGCAATCAGATGGCTAAGCATATTAACCAACGCTTAGGTGAGTTACTAGATAGCCAAAAAGGTTTCATTGACCGCCAAGGTCCAATGCCTGAAAAGGGTGGACGACCACTACGCGTTGAAGATGAAGTTAAAATTCTTATGGGCGCTTTGTCAGATTTAGAATCAAAGGTTACATACCACGGTTCTTCAACTCGCTTTGACATTAACGAGGCTCGTTCTCTTTCTACATCTGGTGTTAAGTCAATCGCTGACCGTTACGCCAAGGGTGGAACATTCCACTCAGTAGAACAGTACATTGAGACTCCATCTGGTCGCCCAGGTCGTATTGGTGATAAGCCAATGGAGCACCCACGCAGCGAACCATGGCAAGGCCCTTTAACTCTTGAACAAGAACTTGCTAACCGTATTCATGCTGGTGGCTTTTCTGTCAATGGCGTAACCTATGACTCTCCAAAAAGTGGTTATATGGTTGCTCGCGCTACTGGTGGGGTAACTCTACCTTCACAAAGCGTTGATGAAACTATTGGTCATATCAAGCAGTACCTTGAAAAGAATCGTGCTGTGTTTGAGAAAGACCCAACGCTTCACTTTGGTGGTTGGTACAATAAGCAGGCTAAAGAATTAGTCTTGGACTTCTCTGACAATGTTGCCAAAGAAGATATTGCTACTACACTTGGCACTAATCGTGACCAGTACAGTATCTGGGATATAAAGAACTCTAAAGAAATATCAACAGGAGGAACGGGTGGCAGCCTTGGAAAATCAGAATACGAAAAGCACCCCGACAGCATCTTCGGGGAAGGAACGGTTGTTCGTGTCAATCCCGAAGAACTTTTATCAAATGTCCGAAGCGGAACAGTCGGAGTGGGTCGCAAACCTAGCACAAGCACTGCACGGCAAGAAAGACTAAAAGAAGCCACAATCAAATTGCAATCAGATATGATTGATGCAGTTAATGCAGGTAAGAAAGTTGAAATTAAGAAGGGTGCCTCTTGGCAAAAAGTTAGGGCTATTGACTTTGAAACCCTTGTACTTGCTGCAGAAAATGGCGAAGAAGAAACATTACTTTTCAAGAACATGACTCACCGCCCAGTCTTTCGCGTTGGGTTTAACGAAGGCAAGACAGCACAGGTTCGCTCTTACGGTAAGGCACTAACCCTTACTAAGAAACCACAGGCAGAATTTGCTGCGGGTAAAGGCGATATGACACCAGCAGATATTGTTGGCTCATGGCGCAACTTGCCAGCAGAACTTAAAGCAGAAGCCTTTGGTAATAAATCTTCTAACTTTAATACATGGCTTAAGACAAAAGGCTGGCAGAACAAAGATGATGCAGTAACCCGTTGGGCTACAGACAATGGATACGGCAGTCTTGTTGTTGCAGATGATAAGCGTGCTGCTGGACAAAGCCACATTATTCTTCCTGGCGCTATTGGCTCATCGGGCCGTGAACGCCAAGTAAAGCAATACATTAAGTCACTGCAAGAAGGCGTATTGCCTCAGGCTATGGCAGATGTTGCAGTTGATTTTGAGGCTGCCAATATGACATCTGCAGAACGCCGTCTTGCAAGCCGTGCTTCACGCAAGCGTGCTCGCTCAGGCATTAGAGATAACGCTGTATCGCCTTACTATCTACAAGATGGTTTACAGGCCATGATTAACAACGGTATCGAAGATGCTGCTGCAAACATTGCTCGTAGCAGGGCTGCATCTCTTGCAGCACTTGATGACACAGTTACTCGCCTTGGTGCTCGTATTGATGTAGCAGAAACTAACGCCGTTAAACAGCGCGTTGGTTATGGCTATCATCAGATTACTGCTGGTGGACACAACTACGAATTACCTAAGGCATATCAAGATGCAACATGGTTTTTTGGTCGTACTTCTGCTGAGCAGACTTGGAACAACCAAGTATCTAATCAGGAAATGGCTTTCCTTACAGGCATTGGCTCACGCAGCGTTCGCCTAATTCAACCTACTGACCCACGCTACTTTGAAGGCTGGGCAAACATTCTTAACATGCACTTCCGCGACCCTGAGACAGGCGTTATGGATGATGTTGTTCGTAGGATTCTTGATAACCAGTCTGATGATGCAATCCTTCAATGGTTTCATACCCGCGAAGGAAGCATCTATGCTAACTCAACATACACTCAACCTGGCAAGTACTTTGGTTTCCACAAAATAACAAGCGGTGAGATGGATGAGAAGTTACTTGAAAAAATAAACATTACTCGTGGTGGAGTTAGGGCTTATATCCCAGACAACGAAACAGCAGTAATCCTTAGCAGTTCTAGGGAAGATGGCAAGCCACTTACTGGTGGACAGATTCAGCAGTTCCTAACAGAACGCTTTGCTGTTGCTCCTGAGAAGTTGCCACCACTTAACGGTTTACTTGTTGTAACATCTAAGGAATATAAGGACCAAGAACGCATCATTGACACTGTTAACCGCCGTGTTATGCGCTTCCTTGGCTCACTACCAGAAGATGTATTTGCTCGTCACCCACTAGCATCTGCTATGTATGACAAACAACTTAAACTTAATATCGGTGCTATTAGCCGTGTCAAGGGTGAGGAAAAACTTACCGCTAATGAACTTAACCGTGCAGTAACTCACGCTCGTGAGACTTCACGCCAAGAAGTTGAAAAGACTTTGTTCACTATTGTTCGCCGTAGTGGTGCATCATCTAGCCGTGTAGTTAAACTACTCTTTCCTTTTTACGCAGCCTACGAAAACACTATCCGCCGTTGGGGTGGTATGGCGATGGAGGACCCATCGCTTATCGCAACAGCAGGCCGTACAATCGCACAGGTTGTACATGGTCAAACAATCATTGACCAAGATGGTAACCGCATCACAGATGCAAACCAGTTACAAGGTGGCAAGATGGCTAACCTTGTAGTGCGTGTACCTCAAGGATTCATTGACTCACTGCCTAAGGCATGGCAAGGTATTGTTCAAGATTCATTTAAGAACATTAACATTCCACTTAACAGCCTTGATGTTGTGACACAGGGCCAGCCAGGTAACCCAGGCTTTGGCCCATTTGCAGTTCTTCCAGCGTACTTAATACTTAAGGAACGCCCTGAATTAGAAGATGCTCTCAAGGTATTCTTCCCAGCGGGTATGCCACAGAAAGCAACAGACTTGTTCCTACCAAGTGCAATGCGCCGTTTGAGCACTGTGTGGAGCAGAGATGACTTGTATGTTCGCTCATACAATCAGATGCTTCGCTATGAGACTTACAACTTTAACCAAGGCAAGCGCACTACCGCTCCAACGGTACAGGAAATTACAGATAGAACTAATAAGTTCTTCTTCCTTCGTGCATTGACTTCTATCTCAGCGCCATTTGCCGTGGCACCTGAGGTTGACTTCTATGCTCAGACATACCGCCAATTCCAGCAGCAATATGCTGACTACCGCGACCCACAAACTGGTGAGCGTGTAATTGGAATGGCAGATGCCAAGTTCCTTGAAATGTATCCAGATTTCTTTGAGGCCACAATTAGCCAGTCAAAGAACGAGGGTGGCTTAGAGCCAAGCGTTCAGACTGTTCGTAACCTTAAAAAGTTTAGCAACATTATGGCTAAGGCTCAAAGTTCAGGTGATAGCGAACTTCTAGGCTTTCTTGCTAACGATGGTGATAACCAGTACACATTTTCACAGGCTGCCTACCAATGGCAGTACAAGCATGGTGCAACACCAGGCAGCGGTAGCACATACCGTCAGAACCGTACAGCCAATGAACTTCTTATTGAAGCCAATGTCAAGCGTGGTTGGGCACAGTTCCAAGACTTGATGGGCCAAATCAGTACATACCAAAAGCAAAACGGTATCATTGATAATAAGGACCCAAGCATGGCAATCATTAAGCAAGTTAAAGCAGTTTGGCTTGACCAGATGAAGAAAGAAAATCTTGACTGGTACTCAGCCTATGCTTCCCCAGATAGAGCAAAGTATGAACGCCGCGCAACCATCCTTGATGATGTCTTTAAAGACAAAAAGTGGATGGCTCAAAACGGCAACCGTGCTGTTGTAAAGCAAGCCCTCGTCTATCTTGATGGGCGTAAACAAATTGCTGCAATTCTCCAAGAGCGTGATAACGCTGGTGGCTCAGGAAGCATGAGTGCTAAAAGCAACGCAGATGTTGCTCAAGTATATCAAATGTTTGTGGACGAACTAACCAATGGTAGTCCAGAGTTTGAACAATTTATTAACCGTTACTTCGCAAATGATTCGGTGGTGCTCTAATGACAACTCCAGTAGAAAAAGGTGCAGCAGCAATGGGTGATACCACTGTTAAGAAGCCTGCAGCCACATCGTCTGGCACTGTTGATTTTGCGGCGTTATTCAATGCAGTAAAGTCATCAGGTGGTGGTACAACATCTGGTACAGGTGGAGCAGTCTTTACAAAGCAAGAAGCCGATTACTATGTTCAATCTGTATATCAGCAAATGCTTGGGCGCAATGCCACAGGTAATGATTATTCAAAAGCAATCAGTCTTATTATGGCTCAGTCACAAGATACAAGCCCTGCTGCTCGGCAGCAGGCTCTCACCAATACAATTACCCAGTCACCTGAGTACAAGATAAAGCAAGATAATAAGTATCTTGATGTTATCTATCAGTCAGTTGCAGCCGATGTTAGAAAGGCGCAGGTACAATAATGGCACTTACGCTTCCGCAACTTCAAGAAAAAATCGGTCAAACTAAGATTGGTATTGTTCAGTGGAACTCTGTAATGGACAAGTCCAAGGTTGGTACTGATGACTATAATAAGGCTAAGACACAATATCAAGCCTCTTTAAAACTTCTTAAAGATTATCAATCACAAATTGATGCTCTCCAAAAGGCTGCTACAACAAAAGATACAACTGCTAAAAATAAAGCAAAAGCAGTTGCAGATGCAGAAGAAGCACAGCGTAAGGCAGATAAGGCTGGAACACCAGTACTTAAGTATGACCCTAAGACTGGTGCAAGTCTTGCTCCAGGTACTGCTGCCTATGATGCAGGTACCACTACTCGTCCTTCTGTAACTACAAGAACACCAGAAGATACTGCTGCAGCAGCAGCAACTGCAAAAGAAGCCGCTGCCAAAAAAGAAGCAGATGCAAAAGCAGCGGCTGCTAAAAAGATAGCAGATGCAAAAGTAATAACAGACAAAGCAGCAAAAGCAAAAGGTGTTGCAGATGCTGCAGTTACTGCAAAAGAATTAGCACTAAAAACAATGTATGTTGACTACCTACGCTCAACCTTTGCTGGCTTAGATAACAAAGACCAAAAGACTCAGATTGATGCGCTCTTTGATAAAGCATCAGCCGAAGGCTGGACAGCAGACCAGTTCCAAATGCAACTTGAAGGTACCTCATGGTGGCAGACAACGCTACCTAGCCTACGCTCATGGTATTTAGATACCCATGACCCACGCAAGCAGTCAACTACTGTTGAGTTAATCCGTAACAAGGTTGCCTCTGTATCTAGTTACTTAGAACAACTTGGTTTAAACGTGCAAGGAATTGACCCTATAACAGGCAAAGCATTTGATAAGACTGGCTATGTCAGTGGTATTGCACAGGAAGCCGTTAAGAACGGCTGGGATGATAACCAACTTAAAGACTACCTTGCAGGACAGGCAGCCATTGTCTTTACTGGTGGTGGAGAGATTGGTAGTTCACTATCTAAGATTCGTGATACTGCCTATGCCTATGGTGTTAGCCTTTCACCTGAGTATGAGAAGATAATTAACAACTCACTACTTGACCCAACAGATGCCAAAGATGCAAACTATTACATTGCAGAGATGCGCCGTCAGGCGATTGAAAACCCTAACAATGTTGCATTTAAAACTGCACTTGATTCAGGACGAACACTCTATGAAGCAACTCGTGCATACCGAGGACAGATGGCTAGTCTACTTGAAGTAGATGAAAGCAATGTTACTTGGAATGACTTGATGAAAAAGACTATTGATACAACTACAGGTGCTGCTCGCACCTTTGCAGACTTTACTAAAGAAGTTAAATCAGACCCACTATGGCAACAGACACGCAATGCTAAAGAAGTCTATAGCACAAATGCACTGGACATGGCTAAGATGTTTGGAATGGTGGGCTAATGCGCGACCCAGATTTATTCAGCGGAACGGTAACATCACTCGGTGCACTAGATGTACTTGCGGCACCAGTAGTAGCAACTAAGGCACCAGTACTTACTGACTCTCAAATGGATGCACGATTGCGTGCTGCAGCAACTGCAACTACTGTAGTAAGTACTGCTGTACCTGTAGTTACAAAGGCTGCGGTTACATTTCCAGCAGCGGGAACATTTATCCGTTGGGATTACCAAAACAATACTTCTACAACTGGAACACTACGCCGTGCAGTAACTGCAGACGGTAAGGGTGGAGAAAAGGTTTCTACTGTTACTGAAAAAAATCCTGATTTTGTATCAGGTTCTCGTGGCGGAGGCACTGCTGTTACGGGTGCTACTGGTGCAACAGATACCACTGGTTACAAAACCGTAGGTGGAGTACTTCAATTTAATGGTGCACCTTTTACTGGCGTATACAACGGACAGACTTATACCAATGGAATAGTCAAAGTTGGAAACCCAGCCAATTCTACTGCTGGTAACTTTGGTGGTAGCGGTACAGTTGGTGACCCATTTACACAAGATGGCAAACCATTTAGTGGAACTATGTTTGGTTCAACATATAAGAACGGTGTCATTGTAGATATTGCAGCGCAAACTGCTGCTGATATAGCAAAACAAGGACGACTTGCAGCCAATGTTGAGTATGCCAATACCATGAAGGGCCTTGGCCTACCTCAAGATTTAGTTGATGAATTAGATAGTTTAATCAAAAACGATTACACAAAAGCACAGATGTATTTAGAGTTAATCAAAAGCCCTGCTTACAAAGCACGCTTTCCTGGTATGGATGCTCTACGCGCTGCTGGTAAAGCAGTTGACGAAGGCACATATATCAATATGGAAAAGGGTTTCTTACAGACCCTGCAATACTACGGCATTGACAAGAACATCTTTGGCACTACTGCCGAAATGGGTAAATACATTGGTGGGTTAACTTCACCAAAAGAGTTTGAAGATAGAGTAGCCCTTGCATCACAAGATGTTGAAAAGAACCCAGATGTTCTTGCAGAACTTAATTTATACTACGGTATAGACAAGTCAGCAGCAATCACATACCTTCTTAATCCAACAATTGGCCTAGATTTAATCAAGCGCCAAGCCCGTGCTGCTGAAATCGGTGCTCAGGCTGCAAAGTCTAAGTTTGATTTTGGTCAAACTGCAGCAGGTTACGGAGTTGCTGAATCATTCATTAACGCCGCTGGAACTATGGACCTTGCATCCCTTGATGTTACATTCCAACAGTCTCGTCAACTTGCAAGTAATCAAGGCAAACTTGCTGCAATTGAAGGTCAAAAATATGATGACCTTAATGCAGTAACAGCAATCCTTGGTAAAGACCAAGCAGCAATCCTTGAATCACAGCGCCGCGCAGCGCGTGAGGCAGCACGCTTTGGTGGCGGCTCTGGCTTAGGAGCAGGCTCGTTGAAATCAGAAAGCGCAATATAAAAGAATCCTCACTCAGACCCACCAGCCCTGAGGAGCGTACAAGACTGGTAGCAATAGCCAACTTGGTTTCCCCGAACCTTGTTTGTGGATTGCGAATACAACCAACAAAAGGGAGATAGGTAGATGGCTACCAACTACAACGAGTACGATGATGAAGATGACGACTTAACCACCGATGGTGGAGACGTTGTTAAGCAACTACGCAAGGTAAATCGCACGCTTGAAAAGCGTTTGAAAGAACTTGAGGTAGAAGCAAATGGTCTGAAAAATCAGACACGTCAACGTACTGTCAAGGATGTTCTATCAGCAAAGGGTATTAACCCTAAAGTCGCAGCATTTATCCCACAGGATATTGATACTACAGAAGAAGCCGTGTCAGCATGGCTTACTGAGTATGGCGATGTGTTCGGAGTACAGGCTCCAGCCGATGAAAAGGCTAAGGACCCTGCTAACGCAGCACAACGCAGAATCCAAGATGTGATGCAAACAGGTACACCTCCAGGGGTGGACGAAGATGCACTTGCAAGGATTTTAAATGCTACATCGGCTGCTGATTTGAGTGCAATCCTTGGCGTTCAAACATATAACTAAAAAAACTACCAATCACCAGGAGGTGAACTATGGCTACAGCGTATACAGATTCGTCAGCACTTGCTGGCTTAATCAAAACCGCGTATGACCGCTATGTAGAGTTCGCGCTTCGTGCTCAGCCACTGATTCGTTCAGTTGCAGACAAGCGCCCCGCTCAGCAAGCAATGCCAGGTTCAAGCGTTGTATTCTCAATCTACAATGACTTGGCTGCGGCAACATCCGCACTCTCATCAGAAACAACTGACCCAGATGCAGTAGCACTGTCAGATGTTTCAACCGTTTCAGTATCACTTGCTGAATACGGCAATGCTTCACTTGTAACTCGTAAGTTACAATTGTTCTCACTATCAGATGTTGACCCAGCAGTGGCTGACATCATTGCGTTCAACATGGCAGACTCACTTGACAAGATTGCAATGGAAACATTGCGTACTGGTACAAATGTTATCTACGGTGGTTCACGCACATCAACTGCAACAATCACAGCATCTGACACAATCACTTCTGCAAACATCCGTAAGGCTGTTGCTAAGTTGCGTTCAAACAAGGCTGTTCCACGCGAAGGTTCACTCTACTGGTGTGGTATCCACCCAGAAGTATCACATGACCTTCGTGCAGAAACAGGCGTTGGTGGATGGAACGACATGCACAAGTACGCAGAAACAGGAACAGGTCAGTTCTGGCCTGGAACTATCGGAACATTTGAGGGTGCCTACTTCGTAGAAACACCTCGTATGTACCGTGGCATAGATGGTGCAGATGGTTCAGCATTTGCTACAACTGCAGTAACTGTTGCTGGTACATCAGCAGGTTACACATTTGGTGTTGCTTCAACATCAATCATTGCTACTTCTGCAGAAGCAGGAGATAAAATCTCAGGTACAGGCGTTGCATCAGGTGCAAAGATTACATCTTTGGTTACATCAGGTTCAACTACTACAATCACTGTTGACACTGCTAACACAGCAGCAGTAACAGCGACAACCGTTGTAACAGTAACTCCAGTAGTTGCTAACTACCGCACAATTCTTGCTGGAAAGCAAGCACTTGCTGAGGCAGTTGCACAGGAGCCAAACGTTATCATCGGACCAGTCGTTGACCGCTTGATGCGTTTCCGTCCTATCGGTTGGTACGGAGTCCTCGGATTCTCACTATACCGTCAGGCTGCGTTATACCGCATTGAGACTGGTTCATCAATCCAGTCATAATTTGATAGCAGAGGGCGGGAGTTAGTTTCCTTTCGCCCGCCCTCTGCGCTTAAAAGGAGGATAAATGGCAGAGTACAAGTTTGTACCACCCACAGTATTTGAAACACCTATAGCGTGGGATAGACTGTTTATTCGTTACGGTATCCACCGTGGAGTATCTGTCCTTATGATTGATGGGCTATACTCTAGTTATCGCTTCCCAGCACAGACAGACATTGCAGCATCCTCTGAACACTATCTAGGTGGACACGAGTACACTATTGATGAGGCAACTAAAAACCGCCTAACCGATGCCTCTATCGGTGGCGTATACGGGGAGAACATAACAGCACTATGAGTCTACATCAGAGAACCCAGCACCCTGAGTTTGTTGAAGGCTGCTTTGGTTGCAAGATTAGTACATTAGAATTAGGCACTGGCGATGCAGGTCGTGCAGAAAACATGCCACAAAAGAAGTGGAACAAAGAGTTAGACCTTTACAAGTCTGCTCGTGAGCAAGGTATACAGCCTGCAGGCACATCTACAAAACAAATTCAAACAGCAATAGATGCTTCCAACAAAGTTGGCAAAGCATTTGATGCCAATACGGGAGGATTTAAGGGATGACAGCCATCGTAGGTATTCAGGGAAAAGGCTGGGCAGTTATAGCAGCAGATTCCATGACTACCTATGATGACAAGCCATACTTTTCCAAAAGTTTTGAAAAGGTAACACGCAAGGGTGATTATGTATTTGCCTTTGCAGGTGATGCCATTGCTGGCAATATAGCGAATTTTATATGGGCACCACCCAAGGTGATAAAGACAGTGCCTACGGATATATTTATACAGACAAAGGTTCTACCTTCCTTGCGCGAAGTTATGACAGAGAACAATTATGCACCAAGCACAAACGATAAAGATGCTGGTTTTGATGCTCTTATCTGTTTAAACGGAATTATCTACGAAGTAGACCAGGACTATTTATGGTCAAGGGATGACCGTGGATTGTACGCAGTAGGAAGCGGTGGCTCAATAGCACTAGGTGCATTAGCCACTGGCTTCAACAAGAACTCTATGAAGGCTGCAGAGTTTGCAGCACGCAGGGCAATTAAGATTTCTGCCGACTACACAATTAGCGTTGGCGGGGATATAAAAGTCATAACACAAAAGGGGAATATCATGGCAGCAGCAATGAAGAAGGTTACAAAAAAGGCAGCATACGCAGCCTTTGAAAAGACTGAGCCAAAGGCTCAGAAGAAGATGGAACTTAAAAAAGGCGAATCAAAAGCCCAGGTTAAAAAAGAAGTTTCAAAAGGCATGTCAATGCTAAAGAAAAAGGGCAAGTAATCATGTGCTCTACATGCGGCTGTGGGAGTACCCAAGTCAACCAAGACGACAACTTTGGAACAGTTAACCCATACGGGATTGGTGGCCGTGACGTTAATACGCCACCTGTTGAAATCAAAGGAAACAAATAAGGAGTAAGTAATGGCAACTGGATATGACGGAAGTACACTCGTAGCAGAGTTGAATCGGCTTGCTAACTCAGGCACATACCCAGCCCGTACTGCCTTCCTAGAGGCACCAGGGGCTGCTAATGCCTATGCTGGCACAACTGGCAAGGATTTACTGGGAGCACTTAACTACAAGGCTAGTGCATCTCGCCAGCCAAATGACTATAAGGGTTTAAACGCAGTATGCAACGAACTTGCTGGCACTACTGGTAAGTCAGCCGTATCAGCCTTAAGGAGCATTAACCTGTGAGCACTCTTGAACAGATGACTGACCGTATTGAGACACTTCTCCACGGCTACAGCATGAACACTGAATCAACCACTTGGCTAACTGCTGCTATCACTGATGCAGTAACTACCAGCATCGCAGTTAATGATGCAAGCGTTGTTAGCCGTGGCTTTGCACAAGTAGGCGATGAACTCATGTATGTCAATAGCACCAACAACATTGATAACGTGTTAACCCTAGCCCCATGGGGGCGCGGTCAGCGTGGCTCAGTTGCTGCTACACACGATAACCTTTCTAAGGTTATTACTGCTCCAGTCTTTCCACGTTATGAAATTAAGAAAGCAATTAACGATTCACTTAACTCTGTTTATCCTCAAGTCTTTGGCATAGGCCAGTATCAATTCAGTTACATTGCTGCTCGCACAACCTATGATATTCCAGATGTAGTTGAGAATATCCTTTCAGTTACTCACGCAGTTATTGGTCCATCTAAAGAATGGTTACCAGTGCGTGCGTGGCAGATTGATAGAACTGCCAACCCGACAGCCTTTGGCGATGGTACTAACTTTGGGCACAGCCTAAGCGTATATTCACCAATCGTTCCAGGACGATTAGTTAACGTGGCTTATGCCAAGCGCCCAACACTTTTTGATATTAACTCTACAGCAACACAAGAGATGTCAACCGTTACTGGATTGCCATCGTATGCAGAAGATGTGCTTATTTATGGCGCAGCCTTTCGTATGGTTTCATTTCTTGACCCTGCACGCTTGGGTCCACTATCTGCAGAAGCAGATGTGCTCGATAATCAACGCGGCCCGGGCTCTGGTGCTAATGCAGCCCGCTTCTTGTTCAATGTTTACAATACTCGTTTAAACGAAGTGGCGGAGAACATGCGCCGTCAATTCCCCGTTCGTTCACACTATCAGAGATAAGGCACCCACATGGCAGCAGGCGACCCAGGAGTACTCAAGCGGAACTTTTCCGCTACAGCAATTCAAACATCATTAGTTAACACTTTGGCAGCAGCAGGAAGTGGCGATACAACAACAAGCGTTGCCGTTGTATCTATCAGTGGTTTTCCATCAACATTTCCTTACACGCTCATTATTGACCCAGATGGTTCAAAAGAAGAAGTAGTAACGGTTACTGGCGGAACATCAACCAGTCTTACTATGACCCGTGGGCAAGACAATACTGCTGCTGTCTCTCATGCTGCTGCTTCATCTGTACGCCACGGTGTATCTGGGCGCGACTTTAAAGAAGAACAAACTCACCAGGCTGCTCGTGGTTATGACAATGACACAGCCATTCTTGCCTCTGCTGGACTAACACATATTCATGGACTTGCAGCCAACGATGGCAATGTCGTTGGTTCAGACCAATTAGTAACTCTTACACGTAAGACTCTTACCGCTCCCACCATTAACGGTGCAACCCTTACGGGTACAGTAAGTTCAACAGCATCTATTGTTGTTAGTGGCGCAGGAACAATTACTGGTCTATCTAGTGCAGGAATGAGTACATCTAGTGCAGCACCTAAATCCTATGTTGATGCAATCCTTGTGCTACAAACTGCAAGCCAGACCGCTGCGGCGACATCGGCAACAAGTGCCGCAACATCTGCATCTAGTGCTGCAACATCGGCCTCATCTGCTTTAACAAGCCAAACCGCAGCAGCAACAAGTGCTACATCTGCTTCAACTAGCGCAACATCTGCAGCAGCATCTGCAACTGCTGCTGGCACGTCGGCTACATCTGCAGCAGCCAGTGCAACTAATGCTGCTACATCGGCTGCCAGTGCAGCCGCTGCTATGACTAATGCTGTGACCAAGAGCACATACGCTTCTACTGGTTCTATTCTTGTAGCCTCTGCTGCTAGTACGCCAGCCAATCTATCTATTGCTACAACTAGCGGTTGGGTACTTGCATCTACTGGTACTACCGCAGCGTGGGCAGCACCTGCTGCTAGTTACACGGCACCAACACTGGGTACAACAGTTGTAACATCAGGTGTAACTATATCTAACTTGGCTGCTATAACAATTAACTCAACTACTATTCCTACATCTAAGACTTTAATAGCAACAGATTCAACTGCTCCTGCAAGTACAGTAGCCGTTGGAGCATCTGGTATTGGTTATGTGGGTATCCCACAGAACGCAACAACTACTGGTGCTGCAACAATAGCCGCAGCCGATAACGGCAAGCACATCCACTGTACTGCTACTCGTACACTTACCATTGACTCAAACGCGAACCTTGCTCTGCCAATCGGTTTCACATTCTCGGTTACTGCCGCTACTGGTGCAACAGTTACCATCGCAATCACAACTGACACGATGTATCTATCTCCTGCTGGCACAACTGGTTCTAGGACTCTAGCCGCATTTGGTATGGCTACTGCAATCAAGATTACATCTACAACTTGGATGATTAGCGGAAGCGGTCTTACCTAATGGCTGGCATTCAACAGGCTCTATTTGGTTCATACGGTGCGCTTGTTGGCGATTTCGAGTCAATCGCTAGTGCTAGTGGTACTGGTTCAAGTGGAGTAATTACCTTCTCGTCTATTCCTAGCACCTATATGCACTTACAGATTAGGTCTATCGGAAGATGCACTGCGGCGACTGACGGCATCTTGCTTCAATTCAATGCTGATACTGGTGCTAACTATTCGTGGCACAGACTTATGGGTGACGGTGCTTCCCCGTCTGCCGCATCGTCTGTTTCTTCATCTAGCATCGAATTGCCGCCAAATGCTTATTCAGGTTTGGGAGCCAACATCTACGGAGTGGTGGTATTAGACATTCTCGATTATGCGAATACAAACAAATACAAGACAACTCGCGTGATGGGTGGATATGACAATAACGGCTCTGGGTACTTAATGTTTAATAGCGGCAACTGGCGCAGTACATCAGCGATTACATCGCTCACGCTCAGCACTAACTCAGGTTCTTGGGAAGCAAACAGTCGCTTCGCCCTCTACGGAATTAAATAAATGACTACCTGCATCGAAGCGAAAACTTCAACAACAGTCAATGGCTACCGCAAACTATGGGTAGGCAAAAAGAATGTACGCGCTCATCGTTGGGCTTGGGAACTTGTCAATGGCAAGATTCCAGATGGATTGGTCATTGACCATATATGCCGTAATCGTGCTTGCGTAGCACTAGACCATCTTCGAGTTGTTACTCAACAAGAAAACATTATGGCTGGACTTCACAACATTGACAATCGCTCCGAATGTAATCACGGGCATACTTTTGAGGGGAACATAATGGTTCGCAAGAATGGCAAACGAGAGTGCGCTGAATGTAATCGTGTTCGCGCTCGTAAAGTTTGGGCGAACAGGAAGGTGGGGTAATCATGGCTAAGACTTACGACCCAATCGAAACGCAGACACTCGGCTCAGCAGCAGCCTCAGTTACTTTCAGTTCGATACCTGCTACCTATACGGATTTGGTGTTGGTGTGTAATACCGCCTCGTCTGCTAGTAATCCTGATTTACTTATGCAGTTCAATGGTGATACTGGCACGAATTATTCTGACACGGTATTGACTGGCAACGGAACTACTGCATCAAGCGCAAGGCGTTCCACACAAGCAACTATCAGAGTTGGTTATTCTGCCGCACCTGACACCTCTACGGCATTTCATAATGCCGTCATCCATATAATGAACTACGCCAATGCAACTACAAATAAAACTGCGATTGCACGAAGCAACCACGCTAGTTATGGAACTGACTTAACTACTGGCTTGTGGCGTTCAACTGCCGCAATCACATCGGTATTATTAAAAGTATCTTCATCTACTTTCGCAGTTGGCAGTACCTTCACACTCTACGGAATTAAGGCCGCCTAATGAGTACCCACATCAAAATCTCCACCATCACAGTCGGCTCTGGCGGTGCGGCAAGCATTGACTTCACAAGTATCCCTGCGACTTATACGGATTTGTTCGTACAGATTTCATTAAGGTCAAACTACGCAAACCCATACTCCAATCCGATAGTGAGATTCAACGGGGCTACTACTAACTACTCAGGCAAACAACTTTTAGGTAATGGTGCTACTGCATCTAGTTCGGGTATGAATTATACTGATGGAATTGATTTACCTACGATGCCAGCCGCGACTAATACGGCTAATGTTTTTGGTAGTGCTGGCTTATACATACCAAACTACGCATCAGCCAATTATAAATCGGTCTCAAACGAAGGCGGCGAAGAGTTCAATAGCGCAACCGCATATCTTATGCTAGTAGCAGGGCTTTGGTCTAATACTGCCGCGATAAATCAAGTGACTATTGTGGACAAATTAGGCTCGCTCGTTCAGTATTCCAGCGCCACCCTCTACGGCATCAAATCTAGTTAAGGAGAAACAAATGACCAGACCAACAAGAATCGAAGTTGATTGCACGACAGGCGTGGAGACAATCCACGAACTGACCGATGCAGAGATAGCACAACGCGAGGCTGATGCTGCCGCATACGCGGCACAGAAAGTGTTAGATGATGCAGAGGCCGCAGTGAAGGCAACTGAGAAGGCCGCCGTACTCAAGCGGTTAGGTATCACCCAAGAAGAGGCAACGCTTCTACTTTCGTAATTCTATTTAAGGAGTCATAGTGGTATCAAGAGCACCAGATATTACCGAGCGCACGATAATTGATTTATCGGGCCGTCTATCCACATACTATGATTTAAACGCTAATGCCTTTGATGTTGCTATTGCTGGTCTGCCATTCATTATGGCAGTAACAGATAACACACCATATAAGCGACAGACTGCAGAGTTTCGTGCTCAGCGTGTAGACCAGATGCGTGACCCAGGTGAGCATACGCTCGCAGGCTCAGGCTATTGGACACGTAGCCAGTCCTCTTGGCACTATGGCGAAGGTATCCAGTACACAGAGCCAATGGAAGGTAACGATAACGAAGTACGCTTTCGTTTCAACAACTCTTATGGCATAAACGTATGGACTCCAGGCCAGTTAACATTGCTTAAAAAGACAACACTTGTTCAGGCTTTTGCTGGCAAATGCAAGGTTGATACGGGTGCTAGTACCACTGGCGTGCCCTTTGCTGTTGCTACTGATATGAGTGTACGCACAACACAGACTACTGCAATGTATAAGATTACTACCGCTGGTGTCTCCACTGCCTTAGTTAATTATTCTTCTATTAGCAATGAAACAATCCTTGGTACCTCATCAGATGGTACATACATGTATGTGGCTACAACTGCTGGTATCTACGATGTCAAACTATCTGACGGTACAACACACAAACATTATGCATACAATGCTTTAACTGCAGAACATGTAGTTCTTAAATATGTTAAAAGCCGTATTGTTGCAGCAATGAAATTTACTGATGGCACTTACTCAGCCTATGAACTTACTTTTCTCAACAAAGGTTCAGGGGCAGCAGTTGATATTAAGACAACAATGGCGGCAAGTGCGGGAACTCTTATTAATGGCTCAACAACTGCATCTTTTTCTTGGACGTGGACTGCTATAACAGAAGGCGCAAACGCAATTTATTTCGGTGGCTACAGTGGCGACCATTCCACTATCGCTAAATTACAAGTAGATAGTTCTGGTGTCTTGGGTACCATTGTTACTGCAGCAGTAATGCCACGAGGCGAAATTATCCTTTCGCTTTATTCTTACCTTGGTACATATATTATGGTTGGAACAAATAAGGGTGCACGTATTGCAACGCTAGACCAAAACGGTGACTTAATTTATGGACCATTAGTATTCCACAATGAGAACGGTGTCTATGACTTTGAGGGCCGTGACTCTTACATTTGGGCAGCCAATACCAACGGTGTTAACTCTGCCTCAGGAACAATGCGTATCAATCTAGGTCAACCTATTACCCTTTCAGGGTACGCTCAACCTATTTCAACTGGTGTCTATGCTCGTGCAACTGACGTATATTCCGATGGTGCAACTGGTACAGTACGCTCTGTTCGTATCTTTGACTCACCAAGCCGTGTTCTTTTAGCGGTTGAAGGTTCAGGTATATGGATGGAGCATGCTACAAGCCTAGTTAGCGATGGCAAACTTCGTTCAGGTAAAATCCGCTACGACACCATGGAGAATAAAGCATGGAAACGTGTGCGTGTGCGTACCTTAAATGATACAGCCAATGGTGATATTCAGTTGTATAAACTTGGTTATGATGGCACTGAAACTGTTATCAAAACATTTATAGAAGATACGACGACTGCTGCAGATGTAGACCTAATTGATTCTTACCCCGATGTAATACCAGAGGCTGCATTTACTGTTCAATTACTTCAAAGAACTACAGATGCAACTACAGGTCCAACGGTAGTTGGTGTTGCAGTTAAAGCCCTACCTTCACCAACTCGTGCTCGTGTCATACAGATTCCGCTGTTCATGTATGACAAAGAAACAGATAAGACTGGCAACACTATTGGATATGAAGGCTATGCTCGTGAAAGATTATTTGCACTTGAATCAGTGGAAAGCATCGGAGCAACTATCATTATTCAAGACTTCACCGCTGGTGGAGAACCTATCGAATGTGTCATTGAACAGATTACATTCACCCGCGCAACCCCATCTGCCCGCAACTACTCAGGCTTTGGCGGCATTTGCCAAGTCATAGCCCGTACTGTCGTATAAGGAATACTGTTAATGAACCCAGATACAGCAACCATCATCTACTCATACTTCTTTGTTGGAATTTCCATCCTTGCAGGTGGCAGCATAATGGCAAGACATTACGTAGCAAAGCAAACGGAAGAATTGAAAGACCAGTTAAGCAAGATTATGTACGCCTTGTATAACGATGGTAAGACTGGGTTAATTAACAAAGTTGAAGAACTACTTGAACACCAACATACTATTAAAATTGATGTTGCTGTGATGAAGGCGAGATTTGATGACTCAAATAAATGATTTTCTAGCAATAGCACAAGCCGAAGTTGGTACTGTTGAAGAAGGCAAGAACAATACCAAGTATGGCAAGTGGAGTGGGCACGATGGACAGCCATGGTGTGGTTCCTTTGTTAACTGGTGCTTTGCACAACTCAAGCCAGCATTAAAGATTCCAAATTGTATTTATACCCCTGCTGGGGTGTCAGGTTTTCAAGGTATAGGAACGTGGAGCAACGCTGCTACTGCTAAACCTGCACCTGGAGACATAGTATTCTTCGATTTCATCGAAGGTGGAGCAAAGGTAGAGCATGTTGGCATCGTTGTTAAAGATAACCTTGACGGTACTGTTACTACCATTGAAGGTAATACTTCACCTGAAAAGAAAGCGAAGGGTTCCCAAGCCAACGGTGGGGAAGTTGCTATCCGCACTCGTGCTTACAAAGCAAACAACAAAGCAAAACTAAAGCCATACATCATAGGCTTCGGTAGACCGAAATGGAGTAAATAGTGAAGAAGTTTTTATCAGACAAACAAATCAAGGCTCTTAAAGATTACGGTCTAGCCGTCATTGCCTCTGCAATTACTATGGGCGTTGCCCTAGTTGCCAACCTAGAACCTCAGTACGCAGTTCTTATTGGTTCATTGGCCCTGCCGCTGACCAAGTGGGCTAACAAGCACTCAAAAGATTACGGCCCTGGTTCTAACTAATAGTTTAAACAGACAAAGCCCCTCGCTTAATTGCGGGGGGCTTTTTTGCTTTCCCAATCTTTATTGTTTACTGTCTTAAGACGGTGGCAGTTAGCACATAAAGTCTGTAAGTTCTCAGGTTCATTGTTATCGTGGTCACCGTCTATATGGTCCACATCTAACTGGGCACGGTGCTCTGCTACAAAGTCGCATAGTTCACAATGCAGTTTCTTTAACTTGTAATGACTAGAGCGGTATTGGTTGTACTTAGTACGACACGACCAGCCGTACTGTTTCTTCTTTAATTTTGTAGGGCCACAAATGATACAGATGCCAAAGCGCAAAGTTGGGTTCTTAAGAAGCAACTTATGCTGCATGTTTAAACCATACTTGCCAGCCAATTTCAATGACTGTAAAATAGTCGCGTGTTATGTTGAAGAAAGCATCAATGGCAGGGCGTGGGTCAAAGTAATTACCCTTGCCTTCTGACCATTGGTAATCATCACATGCAATAATCCCGCCAGACTTAAGGGCTGAGTATGAACTCATCAAGTCTTTCATTACACCGAAGGCTGTATGGTCGCCATCTATGTAGATAAAATCATATAACTTTTTGTTACTTCCAAAGAAGTCAACGCTTGTTTCTTGGCGGTAGGTAAGGTTGCCATAGTTGCCAACCTTTGTTATGTATGTTTTAAATACATCATCGAAATCCATGTTTTCGTGGAGTGCTTCATCGCTACCTTCCCATGTATCAACATCAGTCAAGGTTGAGTCGGGGTGGCTCAAGATTTCATCTAGCATCCACTTGGATGCATCACCCGTATAGGCACCTATCTGCAGGAAATCCACTGGCTTGCCCTTAAGGGGCAGCAGGTGGCGCTTGAAGTTGTCTATGGCATTGGTGTCTATAAACCAGTTAGGATAATCCATTAGCCACCCGTTGAGTAGAAACCAGGGGCATTGAACTTAACTCCTGGCACGCTGAATATGCGTGACATAGGCTCACCGCATGGTGTGCACATAGGAGCATCTGCTTCGGCATGGATAGAACGCTCAAGTTCAACAGTGATGCTGCACTTGGTGCATTGGTATGGGTAAATCAAAGGCTGTTATCCGTATGCTTTAGAGATGTAGCCCATGGCAAAACTTAACACCATGAGTGTGAAGATTAAGATACTGACTAGGTTTTCTTTCTTCATGTTACTCACCATTTCCTCTGGCATACTCTGCTGCTTGACTGATAATCTTTCTGACAATGATATTACTTGATTCGCTATTGAGCCAAACGTATCCGCCATCTTCAATGTCCTTGGCTATCTTCTCACGCAATTCAGCAAGGTGTATCTCTAAAGTCTTTTCCATTAGAGCACATCTACTGGGGTAGGCACGGTTACCAACGCTCCGCATTGGTCGCACTCTGCATCAACAAACCATAACGAAATGTTATTGTCCTCAAACATGCACTTGACTTTAAATACCAATGAGCCACATATACAGGCATGGCTTGGTATTCCTCGCAGGTCTATGCTAGGCTTCTGCTTAACTCGTTTGGCTCGGTGGAACCTCGCCAATACACCCTTGCTCTGCACGAACAGGAGTGTACTCGCAATTTTTTGCAGATTTCTTGCGACACGCCGAGACACGCCGATAAAATAATTATGCACAGACCTCGATAGAGGAGAGATTGTGTAGTAGTCTCCTCTATTGAAGGAGAAACATGACAACATTACAAAATCTAACTGGCAAGGATTACGTCAGTCACAGCGCCATTACAACTTGGCTCAACTGTGGTTGGAACTATTACCTTAGCCGAGTGCAGAACGTGGCAGAGAACCCTTCCTACTGGTTAGTAGGCGGTAAATCTGTACACACTGCAACTGAAATATATGACACATGGCCCGCTGATGCGGGAGTCTTTGACCCTACGGTGGTATTTACCAACGAGTGGAACAAAGAGTACGCAGCCAGCGATACTGGCATGCCATTCAGGGCAGGCGGTAGGTCAACTAAGGCATATCCAAACAAGGAAGATGCTTCATGGTGGCTTGCCAATGGTCCAAAGATGGTTGATTACTGGATTCAATTCCGCCAAGAAAGCGGGTATCAGGTATTCATTATGCCTGATGGAAGGCCAGCAATCGAAACTGAACTCCTAAAAGAAGTACATGGAGTAAAAGTGCGAGGCTATCTTGACCGCCTCATGGTCTCACCTGACGGTGAACTCACTGTCATTGACATCAAGACAAGTGCACAAGAACCTAAGTCCAACGAACAGTTGGGCACGTATGCAATACTGGTAGAGAAAGTATTTGGTATGCTCCCTGTCAAGGGTGCCTACTGGATGGCTAGGACTGGGGAATTAAGTAGCCCCGCCGACCTCTCACACTATACAGAGTCACGCCTTGGCTCCCGTGTTAAGTCGTTTAAACTGGCAGTGGAGAACAACATCTTCATGCCTAACACTGGATTCATGTGTGGTACTTGTTCAGTCAATCATGCTTGTTATGCCGTCAACGGCAAAGATTCATATCTCTATCCCGAACTAACAGAAAGCGAAGTCCATGAGTAACGAAGCACCATTTCAGATTAACCTCAAGACCCCTGGCGGAACACTTCTTAATGTCCGTGCATGGAGTGAGGCAGAGTTAGACCAGTACATTGATTCATTAACAACACGCATCGTTAACATCGTTGCTCTTGAGCAGACAGTTACAGCCTTAGGTGCACTATCAAGTGCTGGATTAAATCCACAACCTGTGGCACAACAGGCACATTACGGTGCTATTGCACCAACTGCAGTTAACACCACAACAACTCCGTATCAATCAACACCTAGTGTTTCACCAACCTGCGACCATGGCTTGCCTATGCGTATGGTTCCTGCAGGCATTAGTAAAGTGGGTAAGCCATACAAGTCGTTCTTTGCTTGCCCAAATCCACGAGAGACTGCTTGTTCCGCTAAGGGATAATCATGCGCTTACTATCGCGGGCTATTAAGACCGCATCCCAAGGGGGTGCTACGCTGCCTACAGTGTGGCACTCTCTTGGAGCGCAACAGATTTCATTTCGTTACGGTGAGGTAAGCATGGTTGCTGGCCCTCCAGGGGCTGGAAAATCTACATTTGCTTTAGCACTGGCAGTACATGCCAAGGTACCCACGCTGTACATATCTGCTGATACACACTCACACACCATGAGCCTACGCCTATTGGCTATGCTCACAGGTAAACCTCAACAAGAGGTTGAGCCTTTGATGGACCAAGACAGGGAATGGGCAGCACAAATGCTCAAGCCTGCTGACCACATCATGTGGGAGTTTGATTCAGCACCAACATTAAAAGACATTGAAGATGCAGTCCTTGCTGCGCGAGAGCGCCTTGGTGAAGATGTGCACTTGATTGTCTTAGACAATGCAGTTGATGTAACCCTTGATGGACAAGATGAGTGGGGCGGATTACGCACACTGATGAAGGAACTCAAGTGGTGGGCTAGAGAGACAGGCGCAGCAGTGCTTGTCTGTCATCACACTAGCGAGGGTGTACAAGGTAACCCTTGTCCTCCACGCTTTGCATTACATGGCAAGGTAGCACAAACGCCAAGCCTTATCCTGACTGTCTATCCGCAGTTAGCAACTATGGGAGTTAACGCAGTTAAAAATCGTTACGGTCCTGCTGATGCCAGTGGTGGTTCACCAGTCTGGCTTTCTTATGACCCCGCAAGTATGAGTGTATTGGACATGGTGCAAGCATGAGTAACGCAAGTGAATGGGAACTAACCGTAGCCGAAAACGGTGGTGAGGTTCCACTAAAACAAGTAACAAATGAATTAACAATACCCACCAAGCAGTTGCTAACTGATATGAAGGCACAGTTGATGTTAGTGCCAGCAAATGCGACCTATACGATTGGATGGAAAGCGATTGTTTGGAAGAAAAAGGAGACTGGTAGATTCCAGGAACTCACAGATGACGAGTTTAAACAGTTTCTTGAAACGGGAACTGCCGAATACACCAGAGGAAATCCTAGCCATGGTGGAGAAGTCAAACATTCCATCGGAAGTGAAGGAACTACTTAGACATGAATTGCCTGAGGTTATGGACCGCATCGAAGATGCAACGAAACAAATCTATAACCCTTCGGCAATATGGTTAGAGTCAATACAGTTTGCAGACTATGTTGGTCAATTAGGTAAGCACTTACAAGAGTGCCGTGCTGATGATTGTACTACCGCTTTAGCAGACCAACTCTTTGAGATGGCTACGGCTTGGAAAGAGATGGCAGAGAACGCAATGCAAGTACTAGACATTTCAGAGGGAGAAGTTTAAACATGGCACACTCAAGTAAAGAAACACTATCTATTGGTTGGTGTGATAATGGTTTGACTGATGGTAAGTTTACCGAAGGTTTACTCTATACAACTATCACAGCACCAACGCGTGGAATTGGTATTCATAATGCCGTGCGTGTGCAAGGTAATCAGATAGGCAGGCAGCGCCAAGCCCTTTTTGACATGTGGGCTGACAGTATTAAAACAGACTGGTTGTTATGGGTTGACTCCGACATAGTGTTAACCCTTGACATACTAGAACTACTATGGAATACGGCAGATAAGATAGCCCGTCCAGTAGTTAGTGGTGTGTACTTTATATCTAAACAGATGGAATCATCATTGATGCAACCTATGCCTGCTCTATTTGATGAAGGTAGCCATGAGCACCAGATTAAATACTTGCATCCGTTACCTAAAAATCAAGTGGTTAAGGTTGATTGTGCTGGACTAGGACTTACGCTCATGCATAAGTCAGTTGTTCCACTACTACGAGCCAAGTTCCCTGACCAGTCTATGTTTGCTGAGGTTGAGAACTTAGGAGAAAAGTTTGTAGGTGAGGACATTGTGTTCTTCCGTAAGTTAAAAGCAGCAGGTATTGATGTGCATGCACATACAGGTGCCATTGCAAAACACATGAAACGATTTGCCTTCGATGAGAACTTCTATGCATTGTATTGGCAAGCAGCGAAAGCAGCGGAGGCACAGTCTAATGACAACACCACAGAAAAGTAACAAGCGCAGAGGTGCAGCCTTTGAGATTGAACTTGCAGATTGGTTGATGACACAGGGTTTAAACGCTCAACGTCTACCACGAGCAGGGCGCAACGACATTGGTGATGTTGCACTACCAACAGACAATGACATATATGTAATCGAAGCCAAGGCACCACGCCGTGATGGAAAGATTGACCTATCGGGTTGGTTGCGTGAGGCAGATGTAGAGGCAGAGAACTATCGCAAGGCTAAGCATTTAAAGGTAGCGCCTACGCCATTGGTAGTTATTAAGGCTTCAAACAAGGGGATTAGTGAGGCTTATGTAGTGCAAAGGCTTAGTGATGCTCTCGCCAAACTCTAAACATGACATAGGAAAAGTATTAGAACACTATGGATTTGAATTGCCAGCACAAAAACGTGGATGGATTACAGTGCGATGTGCCTTCCATGGTGATAGAGTTAAGTCAGCCCGTTTAAACATAGACAACGGTGGATTCAGATGCTTCGGCTGCGACATGGCAGGCGATGTGTACTCCATCATTATGAAGAAAGAGGGAGTGCCATTCAATGAGGCTAAGCAAATCGCAGAGAGAATTACTGGCGAAAGCAACAACGAACTACGAACAAAACCTAGACGAGATACTTCCGTATCTAATGGGTCGCGGTATAACAGCGGAGACGGCTCGTACGTTTCGCCTCGGCTTCGTAAAGGAGCCTGAGATTGGACACGAACCGTACATCGGGAAGTTATCAATCCCTTATCTCACACCCGCTGGACCCATTGACCTTCGCTT